CCTCGTGAGCAGACAAAGCTGCCTCGTTCTTGTCAACTAAATCTATCATGGCAAGCTCGCAATGTACGCACTAGCATCCGTCATCACATTCCCATCGGCATCTTGCAGTTCTGCACCAGCTAAAACATTTGTTTTAAATGCTTGGTAGTCTGTGTTGGCTGGGTCAAATGGGATAAACGCTTGGTCTGTCAAACGCTTTACTCTGTCAAATAATTCGCCAGTTTCAAAATTTTTACATTGTTTGTACATTTTATAACTCCGAACTTGCTACAAAAGCAAAAGGAAATTGCCTACCAAAAGTTGTATTGTTTCCAAAATCAAAAGCAGTTATTTGGTTTTGTGTTGCCCCAACAGAGCCATAACTTTGATTATTTCCAACACTCCATTGGGAAATCTTGCCAGCATTACCATCACCATCATAGGTTGTAATTGTTGGTGTTGCCCTCATGGAAACTACAAAAGACCTACCGCAAGGCATACCAAAGTTTCCTGTTCCTATTGCCGTAGCTGGGGGAGCATATTCAAAGTTATAGGTTGTGCCTGGAACAGTTCCAACATCATAGGTTTTTTGATAATAGCGTTGGCAAAGCTGTAACTCAGTTCCATAAGGTCTGTAATCAAAGCTAGTAGCTGTAGAGCCTACCTCTAGCTGAACTCCTGTGATATAGAAGGTTGCTCCGTTTGTTCCTACTACGGATGTTGCTCCTGTGGCTGAAAATAGTTGCGAGCCAGCCCAAGCACCAGCAGTTCCACTATAAGTAGAGCCTGTGCCAAGACTAAAACGCAAGCAAATTCCACCGCTATTAGTTCCGTTATTCCAAGAACCGCTTGTGTCACCAGTAATTGTTACTGTTTTGTATTCCCATGTGTTTGCAGAAGAAATGCTAAATGTAAAAGGGTAACCACGATTTAAACTGTAGTTTGTTATTGCACCGCCAAAAGTTCCTGTTAGCGAACTGTAAACCCAAAAAGATAGAGTTACTGTCTTTGCATTAGCAGTTCCCCATGCTAAGTCACCACTATTAAAACCTTCTATTGTTTGCACAATTTGATAATTGTCTGTTGCACCCAAAGATGTTGCGGCAGAAGAAGTGCATCCAAGATAATTTGTAAATCCTGCTGGCGGTGTAACAGAACCAGCATTTTGTTGAACTGTAAACTTAGAACTAGCAGAAGCTACAGATTGCCATCTATCTAAAGTATATAAATTAGAAGTTGTTGCAGTAACACTAGCACCAGCATTACGCTGGTCAATCACCATCGCACCATTGATGATGCGGTTCTTCATGTTAACAAAACCATCTAATCCTAGGTTTGTTCTAGCTGCTGCTGCTGTAGATGCTCCTGTACCACCATCGGCTATTGCTAGGTCGGTGATTCCTGATACTGAGCCACCAGTAATTGTTGCGCCAGAGCTAGAAAAAGTATTAGCTGTTAGGCTTCCAGAGACTACTGTTGCACCGCTAAAAGTTGTTGCGCCTGTAGCAGACAATGTAGAAAAAGCACCTGTAGATGCTGTTGTAGCACCGATAGGTGTATTGTTAATCGAGCCACCAGAAATAACAGGACTTGTAAAGGTATTACCTGTTAAGGTTGCGCCAGTAATTGTTCCACCTGTGATCTTGGGTGCAGTCATGGTATATGTGCCATCACGAATACCATCTCCACAGTCTCGGATCTGTGCCATCATATCGCGCATAGTATCGTTTACCGCAGAAGGTAACATCCCCTCTGGTGCGCCATCTGGAGGAGTAGCTGTGTTATTAGCAGGGGTTAGAGAATACTTTGTATATGCCATGATTTTCCTTAATTACTCTGTTATTCCGAATGTAGCACCATACCCAAGGCTTAGTGCTTTCCGTTGTAATTCTTTACTAATTGGTTCTATGTTTGTTGTAGATGCTTTAGACATCAATCGTGCTGCTAATTTAGGGTCTAACATAGCATCGACCAATAATTCTCTAATTTGATCATCTGTGCCATTGTAAAGCCAATTAAGAGGTGCTACCACCTTGTTTGCTGCTGCCGGTACTTCTCCGAACATCTGTTTTCCGATGATTCCACCGATAACATTAGCTGTAGAAAGATTCTTAAATGTATCTGATCCTGGCACTCTGCCTGATTTGTTAAGAACACCAGAATCTAAGTCTCTGCCAACTCGTTCTAGGATCTTTACTTGCATCTGAGACATATCTGTTTCTTTTGCTGCTGCTCGGATAGCCCTAACAAAATTAGGTTGAGAAATCATAAACTGACCTACATTAATAGGATCAGGAATTGTAGAAAGAACTTTACCTCTAAAGCCTTGGGCTGCTTCTACTTTCTCAATATTTTTGCTTCTCTGAGCATAGACTTTTAGATAGTCTTTATATCCAGGTGCTGACGAGTCAAGTACATCATCTACAGCCTTAATAACGCTTTCTAGCTGTCCTTTTGCTAGACTGTATGCAGAACCTTCTCTATCCAAAAGACCTTGTGCTGCTGCTCTTAGATCCTTGCGAACCTCATAAAGTGATCCAACTGTATCTGCTCTGTTTACAGAGTTTTTAGCAAAGTTCATAGCATTGATAACTGTAGATCGCTTACCCACATCAGAAGCTAAAATATCGTCAATCTGTTTATTAACTACCAAAGAGATAGCAGACTGTATTTGTTGTGGTGTTTGTGTTGATGCAGCAAACGCTGCCTCTCGCATTGGTGCAGTAGCAGTCTCTCGATTAGCAACAGCAATATTAACGGCATCTTGGTCTTTAGCTAATCTATCAATAATAGCCATCCTTGCTTTATTAGCCTCACTAGCCTGTGCAGCAAACTTGCCTGTAACATCTAATGCGCGAATAGGAGTTTCTGCTGATATTAAGCCTACATCTCTACTTGCTTGTGCTGTGGTTGGTGTGTATCCAGGCACTTGTGGTTGGAACTCTTGCATCCTACGAACAGCAGTTTCTGGTTGATTTGCCAACTGTCGTAATACATTACCAGTAATTACTTCTCTGCCTGCCTCTGTAAATGGGCGAACTGTCTCTCTAACTGCTCTGCCTGCTGCTGGAATAGCTGTAGTTGCTGTACCAGGTGCGACCATACCGCCAAGCATTGCCAATCCTAATTGACCGCCTGCGCCAACATCTGCATATTCACGACCAGCAGCCGATGCACCAGCACCACCTACCGCAGCAGATGTTTGTAAAGGTAAGTTCTCAGTAAAGAACTTTTGTACAGCAGATGGCTGTGTTAAGGCTGTTTTACCGGCTTGGTATGCTCTCTGAACTAATGCAGCAGGAGCAGCGACACCCGATACAGCAGAAGTAATATCTTGTATTACCTTCTCGCCTTTTGTCTCTGCCTCTGGCAATCCTGCTTGTGTCATGCCTCTTTGTAGAACTTGGCTAGGCATCTGCAATCTAGGAATCTCTGTTCCTGTTACTTTACCTACACCACCTGTAATAAGGTTAATAAGTGTATTAAGAGCATCACCAGCCAATACAGGAAGTCCTGCTGCACCTGTAGTAGCAGCCCTAGCAGTAAGACCTAATTGCCGACCAATATCTCTACCTAATTGATTTTGGTCTTGCCCACCCAAAGACTCAGCAATTAACTTTTGAGCCTGTTCTGGTGTAGTTCCTTCTGGAACTTCAAATCGACCTATTCTGCCATCAGGCATTTCATATCGAGCTATTGGCATTATTCAAATCCTAAAAATTTAACACCTCTTGCAGATGGGATACCTAAATCTTTTGATTTTGGAACTTTATTAACTTTTTCGTAAAAGTCTTTAGGCAATACTGCACCAAGTTTTGCATCGTACTCTTGAACTGCTGTAAGGTTAAACTCGTTCTTTTTGTATAGATTTCTAGAAAAATCAGCAATTTTCTCTGCTCTTTCAGCAAACCTATTATTAGCATCAGCCATCAATGCGCGACCAGATTCTGAATTAGCAAGGCTTGGAACTGCATTAATATAGGCTTCAAATTCTATATTAGATGTTGCACCAGATCCAGGAGGTCTAACTTTAACAGCAGTTTGGACTACTAAAGATTTAGCCAAATCGTTTGCTGTTACTGTATCTGTATTTAATCCTAAAGTTTTTGCAGTATCGGCTGTTAATTGAACTAACTTACCACCGCCTTTACCTTTTAACAGTTCATTGATCTGTGTTGCAGATGTAGCAAACTGTCTTGCTGATACAGCTTGATTTGTAAGGTTTTCTACTACACCCTTATCAATCTCTGCCAAATTCTTTTCTGTTGGCATAACTTGAACTAATGGTTTTTTACCAATTTCCTCAAACTGTTGGAATGACATATTCTCAGGAATTAATTTCATCTGCTTTGCAGTAACAAACTCATCAATTTTTCCTGGTAATTTTGTTTGTTTTGTAGTTAATTCTGCATATTTAGCAGGGTCAACTTGAGCCAAATATTGAAGTGCTGCTGTGTTTGCTAGTGTTGGATCTACAGTTCTTGGCAGATTTGCTCTTAATGCAGCTACTGTTTCTTCATCAGCCATGCCACCACCAAACCTAGGTTCAGATAGCATACCCAATTGAGAGCCTGCACCAGTAGCCATAGGAATATTCTGTGGTCTTTCTGCTGCTTTTAGCATCTTTTGATATTGTTCTTGGGCTTGTTGCTTACGCTTGTACTCACCCAATTGATTACCAATCAACATCTGCTTTAGCGTTCTGTCAAACGCTTGGTTATAGCCTTCCATGCCTGCGCCTAATGCACCGGCTAATACTTGTCCTGTACTGATAGGCTGTCTTGTCTGACCTGTCATGCCTAGTGCAGAGATAGCAGCATTTAATAGGGCTTGCTGTCCTGCATTGGACTGTAATCGTTGTTGCTCGGCAGGACTAATAAACTGAGAATAGTCTGGTTGCTGACCGAATAAAGCTGATAGATCAATTGCCATAATTTATCCTAATAAAGAATTTGGATTTCTTGCTCTTTGTAGAGCTAATAAGTTATAAATGCCAGAATAATCAACATTGCCTTGTGGGATTCTTGCCATTGATCCACCTGATGTTGGCAATTGTGGTGCTTGTTGTTGTTGTTGTCCACCACCTAATAATCCACTAGCCATTCTTAATCCTTGCAATGCTTGTGTTGGACTAATGAGTGGTTTTGAAACTACAGGCAATGTAGACTTTAATCCTGTGCCACCTAATTCTGCTGCTGTATATCCTTGAGCAATATTTTGTGCAATAGCTGCTTCGCTTAATCCTTGGGATGCTAAATTTGCTACATCGGCTGCAACAAAAGAATCTACTCCTGTTGCTGTAAGATTTTGTGCAATGGTTGCTGCATCAAACCCACTAGCTGCTAAATTAGCTGCATCTGCTGCTACTGTATATGGCAATGCTTGACCAATAGCTTCTGCTGCTATTGCTTCATTTAATAATGTTGCTCCAGCAGCTTCTGCTGCTGCTACTTGAGCTGCTGTTGCTGCTGCACTCTCTCCTGCAAGAGTGGCTAATCCTGTCTCTGTAGCACCTGTAAATGCTGCTGCTCCTGCACCTTCTCCTAATAGTGCTGGTGCTGCATATGGTGCTGCTATTGCTGCTGTTGCTGCTGCTGGTAATACCCATCCACCAGGAATCTCTCGATTAACAAACTTGTCTACTTCTGCAAGTCCACCACTAACAGATTGACCAACATCTTCTACAGCACCACCAACAGCCTGACCTACATCTTCTAATGCAGATCCAATATCAGAAATAACTGGAATGCCACCTCCACCACCACCTTGAGGTTTGATCTTGCCATCTCCACAATGCTCAAAAGCACCTTGTGGAAGGTCTGGAATATCCATCAATGCACAGGCTCTGTTGTTGAATCTCATAGTTTATGCTCTATCAATGTTTGTTTTTCTACAAATCCAAGTCTTTTTGTTAGTCTTGCAACAGAGTTTCTGACATAGCCTTGAACTTTTGTTGCTCCAAATGCTTTAAACAATAAACATAGTTGTTTGTATGCCTCTTGATTGGTTACAAACTTACCGCCATATGCACATATAAAAGCTACTTTTTGTTTCGGATATTGAACAAAAGATATAACTATGACACCTTGTATTTTATCTTGTTCTACACCCACAAATAAGTGCAAATGTTCATTGATTAAAGAACTTTTTACATCTTCTACATCATATTCATCACACTCACTCATAGTAAGTGCATCGTCAATATAGCCTTTAATTACAGCCCATTCAGACTGTATTTGTTTTGGGCTATATCGCCTAACTAACAATTACAGGAAACCTCCTAATAAACCGCCACCAATAGCACCTAATGCTGGGGATGCAAATCCTGTTCCAAATGTTTGTGGGAATGCTTGACCTAGAGCATAACCACCTAGTCCACCTGCTAATGCACCACCAAGAATGCCTGCTCCTCGATTCTGATAGGTAGGATATTGTTGGGTAGTTGTGCCATAGCTTCCTAATGGAGTGCCATAGACCGATGACAAATAGCCTTGTAGCTGTTGGTATGGCAATTGCTGACCAAACTGATACCGAGCCAATTGCTCTTGTAAAGGTTGTGCTGCAATAGCCTCTTGTTGAGCACCGACTTGAGCCAATGTCTGCGAAGGCAAGAATTGCTGACTGTAGAACTGAGGAGCAAGACCGGCTAACTGAGCCTGTTGCATCTGAGCCTGTTGCTGGAGTCCTCTTTCTTGCTGATACTGTGTGCCTGCGATATTGGCTGTAATATCCCCTAGAGACCGCCCATAAGCCTCTGTAGCCGTTCCCAAGGCTCTTTCCATAGCACCACTACCCAATCGACCAGATCGACTGTAAAGACTCGAAATGCCTGGCAATACTGCTTGGCTAAACTGTTGGGTTAATGGGCGAGTCGCTGCCTCCATCATAGCTTGTTGATAAGGATTGGCATTTAAGAATCCACCGGCAGCAGTCTGTCCAACTTGACCTAAAGATGCTTGATAAGCCTGTTGAGCCTGTTGTAGAACAGGAGACTGTTGACGAGCCAATTGTTCTTGCTGTGCAATAGCCTCAGTCGTAGCAGCAGATGGGCTTACATAAGTCTGACCAGGAAAGAACTCAGGTTGTTGTCCTGTCAAGAATAGACTCTGCGCCCTCTCTAAACCTTGGGTAAGGTATGGGAGTAACGCTGGATCAATTGACGATGTAGTGGTAGTTGTAGCCATGTTTTATCCTACGATGATGTATTTATGAGTCATGCCTGATACTGTATTAGCTGGATGGCTAATAGTGGCACTTCCGTTGGTTACTGCTGATATATAAGGCATTGTAAAAAGATTACTGGTATAGCCATTTGATGATAGATAACTCATTGTGGCTATGATGCTAGGTGTTGCTGGTCTAGTAGGTGAAGTATCTGTACCAAAATGCTCAATCGTTACACCAATATCAGATGGTCTCCAAGCTAACTCTACATAATCGTTTTTCTCTAAACCAATAAAAAAGTTTAATGAGCCAATCATATGACTTGGAATGCCTGCACTTTTTCTTTGTGAGATACCAAATTTACTGTTTGATGCTGCTACATTAGTACCATTTTTTCTAAACCATACATCTACAAACTCAGGATCATTAACTGTGTTTTTAAACTGCACACTAAACTGAATGTTGTAGAGTCCAGAGTAACCTGCTGTTAGTTTCGTATTTGTTACTAGACTTGCACCTAAAGCATAGTCTGTAGTGCTAAACGACATAATATTGGCTGCTGTAGTTGTTGTCGCAGCTTGGTCTGTATCGTCTTGTACTGCTAAATAAGGGTAATACACTGTAGATGATACATCGTCTGTTGGCATTAACAGAATGACAGAATCTACACCGATACGAGCATCTGTAATGGTTGTAGTAGATGCACCACCTGTTGCTAAAGTTACCGACCCTGTATTGTTGGTTTTGCCATTCATAATCCCATTGACTACCTCGGCTACTCCACGAGGATCGCTACCAAATGGGGGTAATGCTCTAAACATTATCTAGTTCCTAGAGGGCTTAAATCTATGTCCATTCCGACTGCTGATGTCCAACTACCTGTAGGGGTTAATTGTAGACGATGATAGCGACCAACACCACGCACAGACACTCTATTTTCGGCATCTGCTGCTGTCTGTGATCCAAAAACTGTGGACTCTGTTAAAAGCCTACGAGATAGCAAAGCCACGCTACCAGAGCCACCCTCAACAGTAGGTTTTACTAATGTAATAGATGAGGTAGATCCTGGCACTTCTATATCACCTGTTTCTATGTAAGCTGTAGCGTTAGCACCTGAAAAGGTAACAATCTTTGCACCATCTACACCGGCTAACAGCAGTCTGCCACCAAGCCAAAGTCGGCTATCAAAGCTAGTCAAAATGGTGTCTAGGTTTCCATAGACATCCATGCCTTCTAAAGTAACGGCAGGAGTAGATGTAGATGCAATTCTATCGACATGGGTTGTACCGCTAGTCCATCGTTGAGTCTGGTAATTGTAGATTAACAAACTATCAGGAGTAGATGAACTATTGGATGCGTATGCCCAAATAATAAGTTTCTTGATTGGATCTACCGCAGCCGACATAAGATACAAAGTGCTTTCTTCTACATTATCAAAGAAGAATCTGTTTACTTTCTCGCTACCGATTGGAACTACATTTTGACCATCACAAGCATAGAATCCATCGTCTCCTAAAAAGAACGATGTGCCACCATACTGAATAATTGAGTTAGCCTCATAACATCCTAAGTTACGACTGATATTGTCAAACTGGAATATAAGTGGGCTACCAACATAAGACATACGATGGATTGCTCGATCCATAAAGACTAGACCAAATTCACCACCAGTAACACCTACTACAGATCCACCATCGGGAATATCTTGGAAGTCTGCTTGGGTCGTAGCAGATGCTGTCCAAGAGGACTCGTCTCCCAATGCTGACCATTGCACTCTATTAGGATAACTAGATTGATAGCCTGATACTACAAAGTCTCGCACTACAGTTACAAATCGTGCTGTTGGTGCATCGGCTGCTAAGTCTGCAAATAAAGATGAACTGTTTAAGTTATATCCTTGTAATTTTGCTTGTCCGTTAGCTGCAACAATAACATTACCAAACTGCGTAAACTTCCAACGCTGATCTGTAGGAGTTGAGTAATTACCTGATTTAGACACATTGTCTAATGACAAATCGCCAGAATCTAACTTAAATAGTTTTGTAGAGCCACCAGCAAATACAGTTGTAGCTCCTGCCGTTGTCTTGCCTGCAACAACATTGTTTAGGTTTTCGGATGCTGCTGCCGAGTAATCTACTACTGTAGGAATAGAACCATAGCCTACTGCTTTAGAGTAAACATTCTCTGCTCGTCTTAGACCATTAGTAATACCTGGCTGATCTGGAGTCCACTCCCCGAAATTTATTCTACTTATTGCCATTGTGAGTTTCCGCTAGATATATTTGACCAAGTTGTCGTTGTAGCTGTAATAGCTGTCCAAAACTCTGAGCCTGCTGTCTCCGCTGTCCATGTTGTAGTGCTTGCTGATATACCTGTCCAAGCCTCTGATCCTGCTGTCTCGTCTGTCCAATTATCGCCTAATACATTACCACTTGCGACTGCTGTGGCATTTGCTGTAATAACTGCATTAGCAGAATAAACTGCTTGTGCTTGTGCATCTACATACGCATTAGCAACAATGATAGCCACACCAGCGTATTCAACACCGCCTAGGGCTGTTACTGTTGCTGTGCCTGTTATTTCTGCTGTAGATGTTCTAAGCCTAACAGCCTCAGATTCCACAGAAGCATTGCCTGTAATTGTCGCATCACCTGTTCTAACTCGAATACCTGTACTTGCCACACTTGCTTCTGCATCGACAGTAGCAGATCCGACCAGTATTCCGTTTCCTGTTGCATTAACTGTTGCTGTTCCATTTACTATTCCTTCGCCTACCAATACTCTTACAGCTTCTGCTGTTACTGAGGCATTGGCTGTTATGTCTGCCGATGATGTACGGATAGCAGATCCATTAGCAACTACTGTTGCATCTGCACTTATGTCTGCACTAGCAAAACTTGTTTTTTGTCCTACTGCAACAACAGAAGCATCTGCTGTTACTGAGCCTACACCTTCTCTTGTCCTGATACCAACAGCTTCTGCACTAGCGTTAGCTGTTACCGATCCATCACCATACAGAATACAAGTGTTAGGTGAGTTCCATATTGGATCATCAAACGAAATAAGTATTTGTTCAAGCGTTCCAAACTGATCTATGCTATCAATTGAGAACGCGCCACAGTAATCTGCTGGCATATTAAGCCAATGTTACTGTCAGACTTCCTGATGCAATCTTAAACAAATCGCCTGTATCAATTGCCTTAGATGTCGTAAGGGGTGTGTGATACAAAAGGTTGCCGGTAGTAAGTGCATCTAAGATTCCAATATGGCTGACTGTTCCCCAACTAGAAGTACATTGTGGGAAAGTAATATCAGCAGTCGTGGTAGATACTCCGTTACTAGGCGCACCAAATGTAGCTGATTGGCGAGCATACGATCCACCGCTTACCTCTGTACCTGATCCAGCATCGGTTGGATCTGCTGTATAGAGACCAACATAAACTGTTGTAGGAGAGGTAAAGGTTGTTGCTCGTAGAGTTGCATTAATAAGTGCATTCTCTAGGTAGTTTGACATTTCAGCCATGATATTTCCTTATCGTGAGGTTACGCGCATTTGTAATGGAACACCCGAATACTCGCCATTTTGATCTGCATCGGATATGTTTTTAATTGCTCTGTCGTACAAGGTTGCCCATGTCTGACTTCTTGCATCGTTAATTAAGTACGGCTCTGCTTCTAAAAGAGAGGCATAGAGGAGAGCATCTGGATAATTAGCAAGAAATACATTGCTTGCATTACCAGTAGACAATACAGTAGGTTTAGCATAGTAGAGGATCTCCAATGTATACGCTGTATCTGGTTTTGGTGCTAACTCAAATTCGGTTGCCAGAATTGTGTAATAAATTGGTTTGCCACTCTCGTCTGCCGGAGCATCCCTAGTAAATGTACTAGGAGACATATAAGTAATGGGGTATCTTGGGTTGCCTTGGATATGTAAATCCCGAATCTCTAAGAAGTTTGTTGGTAAGGCTACTTTGCCATCACCACTTACTGTTAACGCAGTAGCTGACTGTAACATCTGCCGAGTGCGTAAATCTCTAGCCATGCGTAGCTCTGCAAAGCTAATAAAGTCGGGGATAACCGATGTTAGGTCAGATCGACCTAAGTAGTTAGCCACCGATGCTTTGAGATCGGTAAAGTTTGTATAAGCCATAATCTCTCTTACTCTTTTGGTATTTCGATGTTATCCCAGCCATAGACATACTGCCCGATGTGCCGGATGCCTTTCGATAGATCGTGATCTACCCAAGTATCAAATCCTTCGTCTTTTGCCTTAATGCAGAAGTAAATATCCTCACCTAGTATTTTGTTATTACCAAGTTGTTCAAAGTAGAAGTAGGGTTCTTCCATTGCTTTAAACACTTTGGTCTTAACCAACATTACTCCACAGCCAATGCCATCAGCTTTACTGATTCCTGACATTGCGTTGGAATAGATCGGCAGCCAATCTACTGATTGATCTTGATTAACAATAAAGTTTTTAGCTGTCGGTTTAACAGGCTCAGATCGTGTAGTTGCGTTGACCCCGATAATATCTTTATCGTGAGCCATTAAAATCTTTAAGGTATCTTTTGGAAACCTCATATCAGCATCTACAAATAGTAGATAGTCTGCCTTTATTTCTAGGGCTGTTTTTACCAAGCTATTACGCTGATCGAATATTAGCGTTCCAGCACTCGTAAACAGGTCTATATCGTGTTTTGTAGTCTTAATGGTATAAGCACACATCGCCACCAAATCAAACGCTGTAGCGACCTCCATTTGCCCTCTAGCAGGGATACAAATAGCGATTCTCATACCTCACCCCCTCTTGTCCTAAATACCCTGTTTTCAGGGTCATTTAGCCATTTCTTAAGAGCTTTAGGGTCTTGGATATGAAAGCCACGCATAATGCCTTTAGCGTTCAGATCATTAATAATTGCTAGGGGTAACTCTGCTATCTTGTTCTTTGGGTCAAACACTTCGCCTGACCATCCTGTTTTGCCAGGATTATTGTTGTACTGCGCTTTTGTATGCTCTGCAAAATCCGTTAAATCGGTCTGGGAGTGGATAATAATCCCACCATCGCCATCCGATAATGCTGTACGAATCTCGCCATCTACAGTTTCTAGGTATTTCTTCACAGTTTGATCCACCTTTCAGGAATAATATCGCTATCGTCTAGCCCATTGGTGAACCACTTTTTTGGTGCTACTACTTTGTTTCCTTTAGCAAGCCAAGCACCCCACCAACCATACGAGCTATTCGCTATGATATGGTTTTTAAAGGAAGAAAGCAACGCTAAATCTTGCACAGGATTGCTACAAGGCATGACCATATCAGCCCATTCTAGATTCTCTGCACACCACTCAGGGTCATCGGAGAAAACCACAAAAACGCTGTTAGGGAAGTTCTTTCTAGCCTCCCTATAGTAAGCCTCATCCAACTGTACGAAAACATCTGGTAGGCTCAAATAATCGCCTCTACGGACTGTTACTGCCACCATGTTATCGTCTATCTCTGCCTTGGGTAGATAAAACTCCTTGCGGATCTCATCTTCTACAAAGTCAAAGTATTTCTCACTTTGCCAATATCCCACCATCATTCCTGACTTGGTGATCTCTTGGTAACTATGCTGTCTTTCCTGTATCTGCTCTGCAACATTATTTGTTACATGAAACGATATAGGGAAAACCCCTAGTTCATATTGTCTATTTTTGTTGTCTTGATAAAAAGTAGTATTCAACTCTAGGGTTTCTCCTAGTGTTTTAGCTACTGCGTATCCTGCTGCGTATTGGAACATCTGGTTGCCCAGACCTCCCATAATGTAAACGATCATAGAAAAGAGGGTAGATTTTGTCTACCCTCTATTCTACTTATTATCTACCTAATATCAAGCAGATAAGTCAAATGCGCCACCATGAGCAGCTTCGTTGCGAACTTCCAAGGTCAATTCAGCCAAGATTTGCTTTTTGTCAGCATCGCCAACTTTAGCAATATCATTGGTCTGGAATGGGCGCAAGTAAGCCAATGCTGCATACTCAGGATCGAGTACGAGGGCATCACGAGTACGCATAAAGCGGTTAGGAACGATCTGCAATACACCAAAGTCGGACTGATATAAATCAGCACCGGCTAGGATAGTTGCTTGACCATTCGTAGGTACTTGATAGCGTTGTGCAGCCAAGCCAGTAAAGCCTGATACTGTCTGCTTGAGAGCAGGGCTAACAACCAATACAGATGGTGTGCCACCACTAACGAATACTTTGCTGATAACATCCTTGAGGATGGTCTCAGTAAAGGTACGAGTTGTACCATCGGTACGGACTGATACACCGATTGTCGTTGGGTCAACACCAGCAGTCGTACCAGCAGATTTGTTTGTGTTTGTCTTAATGAAAGACAACAACGAACTCATACGGCGAGCAGTTGTGCCAGATGTGCCTGCTGCTTGAGCTTGGTTAGCGGTGATGATTGTCTCAATATCACGCTTGATCTCAGCAGAAGCCTTAGCCAACTGATAAGCCATCTCAGACTTACGACCAGCAAGGTCAGAAGCCAACAGAGTACCAGAAACCATAACAGTCTTACCAACGATCTGTGTAAGGTTGCCGAGGCGAGTTGTTGGGGTAATAGTACCTTCGGTAGCTGTTGCACCTTCTACTAATGCGTTACTAGTAGTAGCTGCTGCAAGAGCATCCGTTTGCCACTCATGGTTTACCGATGTTGCTTTGGTTTTGCCAATGGATGACATGATTGGGGTGTCGGTAGGGCTGATGTCATAAATAACATCGGTTAAGTCCTCACGCGCACCAATAGCGGTGTAGCGATCATATGCTGCCATGATTAAATTCCTTTATAAAAATCGTTCAAATAAACGAACCGCATCTTTTTTATTGCCAGATTGGCGTAATACGGCTCTCTCTTTTTTAAATGTTTCATTATCAGAACTCTGCGGATTAGATGTTCCTGGTCGAATAGTCTTAGGAGCATTGGCTACTTTCTTAGAAGTAACGCCTTTGTTTGCCATCAACTTATCGTACTGTGCTGCTTTATAGAGGGCTAGTACAGCGCGACTATCGTAAACCTGAGACAACTCTTGATCGGTAAATCCTTGAGATTTTGCATAATTGCGAATGTCTCTACGGATAACTTCAGCTTTCACATCATCCTTAAACTCTGGGATAGCCTCTACAAGTTTTGCCTGTTCTGCTTGGATATGCTTTTGCAACTGTGCTTGAGTATAAGACTGCTGTTCTTGCTGAACTCGCTGTCTTTCCATCTGCACCGCTTGCAACTGCTTCTCTCGTTCCATCTTCTCTGCCATGGCAACTGCATAAGCAATAGGATCTTCTGCCTTTAAATTAGACAGATCTTCTCCTTGGTCTTGCTGTTGTAACAGTTGCTCAATGACTTGGAGTCGTTGGGCATAGGTTTCTCTGGTCTTTGCTGCTTCCGCAATCTTTACTCGATCAGCCTCTACAGCCTTTCGTTGTTCCGCTAAAGATTGGGTTTTCTTCTGATAATCGGCAGTCCTACTGTAACCATTCAAAAGTTCATCAAGGCTAACTTCCACTTCTTCACCAGAGACTTTAACTCGGTATTTGGGGAGTTCCTCTACTTCTTCTTCTTGGCTTTCAGCTTCTTCTGCACTTACATCTTGCTCCTCGGACTCGGCAGAATACTCTGCCTCACTAGGTTCTGGTTGGGCTTGCGCCTCCTCCGCTTGTGGTTCAAGAAAAGACATAAATGCATTAGCTGCACCTGATACAGAATTGTCTACACTCCCTTGTGGGTTGGTGTTTTCACTCATTTTTGACCTCTATGGTTGTTAAAAAACCTTTACACGCTTCTTTTCAATTTCGCCATTGTGTGCGATTGATTGAATAGATGCTTCAAATTCCTCTAGTGCCTTTAGTTTGACTAAGGCTTTTTCTCTGCCTTCTACATCATGCTCGGCAGAACTAAAGATATACGACTTGAATGAGTCTTTCTGAGTCTGTAATAACTCTTGGAAAAACTCATCACCTAATAATGTTTTAGCTCTATCTACTTTGTTCATCCAGGTATCCTGACATCCCCAGTTAATTTAGCACCAACTTGTGCTGCTTTCAACTGTGCCTCTGCTTGGAACTCTGCTGTCTTAAGTTCTAGGTTAGCTGCTGCCTTCTCTCTTTCGAGTTGAATAGAGGCTTGTGCTTTTGCTTTAGCGATTTCGATGTCGTTTAGAGCTTTGGCACGATCTACTTCGATCTGTGCCTGTGTTTGTGCCATTAGCGCATCTAACGCAGGGTTAGGTTGCTGTTGCTGTGGCTGTGGCTGAGACAACTGTTGGTCTAGCTCTGGTGGAATCTCTTTAAAGAACTCCATTGAGTCTTTGTACCCTGCTGCCTCGATAAACTTACCAAGTGTGTTGCGATACTGACCCACGCTTACTAACGGATTAGCAAAGCCTTGGGATGACAGAATCTGCTCTTGTTTCTGCATAACCATCGCTGCCATAGCCATCTTCTGATCTTGGCTACCTGTGCCTAGACCAACATTGACTGTTACATCGTAGTTGTTCTTCCACTCTCTTGGGTCAATAGAGACATACTTGCCTCGTAAACGAATGACCCTTGGCTTGTCCTGATACTTTAGGATCAAGTGGAAAATACCTGCGAATAAGTCTTTTACACCTGTGTCGGCAAAGATTCTAGCAATCATCTCAATACGACCAGAGCCTGCTTGTTGCATTGCTGCAATCGCTGTGGCTGTGGTATTTTGTAGAATGTTAGGATCTATGCCTTGGCTTGTAGAAGTAACGCCTGAACGCTTCTGCAATACCTGATCCATGTAATCTAGCATTGGGAACGACTGTGATGCTGTTGCCGGTACAGATAATGGTTGAACCGCACCCTGAGACTTAATCCGAACTACACCGCCAGGCGATGAGGTTAATAAATCGTCTAGGTTTACTTGTCCATCTAGGGCTGTAACCCTAGGCATATTGGTTAGGTACAGGTTATCTAGGATCTGACGAGTAATTGTAGACTTGATAAGCTGTATGTCCATTGCTCTATCGGCTAGACTCTGACCAAAGAATTTGTGTGGCATAGGAATAGGGCAGATGCTTGCAAAAGGAATGTGATCTGTTTCCTCGTTGTCAATAATCTGATCGCCTGCATAAACTACCTTACGGAGTTCTGCAATCCCATCACCATCAAAGTCGGTACGAATATAGCATTCGAACAACTCTACTTCTTGCATCGTAAAGTCTAGGCTTTGTGTCTCGTCTGGCATCTCGCCTGCGCTGTACCTTGCTACTCTTTCAGGAGTGTAAGTAAGGTCGTTGTACGCTGGCATCTTGTCCACTTTGTCTTGTGGATAGCCCATAGCAATTAAATCTGATCGTGTCTTGACTGTGCGATGTGCGACAAATTTAGCGTTCTTGATGCTCTTATCGCGCTTGGCGATTAAGAACTCCTCTGGTGGCACATTCTCTACACAGACCTTGCCGACTTCTTTTTTCTTTTTAATGACTACATTGTAAGAAAGGATAGGCATACCCATTGGGTCTATGCCGACTTCCTCTGTCTCTTGGCTGATTAACTCCATCTCACCATCAGCAAACAGAAGTGTTAGTTCTTCTGCGTTTAATCCTTTGTATTCTTCCTTAGTAGGATCTTCGCTATCCTCCCACCAATACTTTACGATTCCATTCTTCTGTAGAAGTGCATCCTTCATCCAGTTATGCATGAGGATAACACCATCGTTATCGTTAAAGAACACATAGTTCGTAAGTTCGGTAGCTTGCTTGGCAAACTCCTCGTCTCCTGGCATCCTTGGCTCGAACCGACCTAATTCGTCTGATCCAGCAAAGATACGCATTAACTGAGGTAAAGCACCATCTACGACCTCGGCTACTTCGCCTGTTACGATCTTAGAACGACCATCTACCTCGTTGCCATACTCGTAACGATTGTAGTAGTTGATCGCCTTTGTGCGTTGCTCTACTGTCTCGGTCTCTACATAGCCGATAGAATCGTCTATCTCTGCTTCGAGAATGACCTTTAGTTTTTGTTCATCCATTTATACGATCCATGAAGTTTTTACTGTTATCGGTTGCGACCAAGTAGTGTTTTGTTCCATTCCTAATGCTAAATAACGAAAACTGTCGCTGCCATGACTTGCCCAGTCGTGCATTGGCTTGTCAAAAAAGACATTACGCTTTTCATCGTAATCGCGCCTATAGTTCCTAAGACAGTCTAGCCCTTGCTTTACCTGTGGCATATTGAACCAACATCTCGGTAAGAGTCTACGGACTGCCTGAATACCATCATCTACAGAAAGTCTTGGCAGAACCCGAACATCTAGTCCAGCTTCTCTCAACACTTCCAATCTACTCTTGCCTGTGCCTAGTTCTCTTACTTCTACATCGTGTGGTAGGAGTTGCTCTGCTTTCTCCCAGTTATGTTCTTTTAGCCAATTGACATACCAGTCTAGTCCTTGACCATGATTCTCTACATAGTCTAGTAGTCTTACTTCTTGTCCTGTTACTTGTGCAGTCCACAAAGCTGTGGAGTCTCCCATTCCGAGATCCCATGCTACATAAGTTCTACATAGATCATCTCTCGTAATGTCGCAAAGTCTACCTTTTTCTTCGAGGTCGTTGATGAGTTTTCCATAGTAACTTCCCTCTACTGCTGCGTTAAAACTACACTCGAACTCTTGATTGTACTTATCGTCTCCCATTTCTTTTCTGGCAGACCATAACTCTTGTTCATCTATTAGCTTTGTTTCGCTTGCCTTGAACTGTAGTGCTGCCCATCCTTCTTCTTTGCCTGCTCTGTCGAACAAGTCCTTGAAGTGGTTATTGCCCTTAGGTGTGCCGATAAACAAGCACGAACCTTTTCTATCGGCTAACGCTGGTCTGATAATCTCGTTCCATATTTTAGGATTCTGATCGCCAATTTCGTCTAGCACTACAGCATCAAAATATTGCCCGCGCAAAGAGTCTGGGTTATCTGATCCGTATAACTGTATTCGTCTGCCAAAAAAGTCTACCCTTAACTCCGCTATATTAGCTGTAGCATCTAGTGGTCTTACAAACTCTAAAAGATAATCCCAAGCTACTCGCTTACTTTGTGAGTATGTTGGACTAATGATTGCGTACCTAGGGTTAGGCTTGTCGTTCTCCATTGCTGCTTTAATTAGCGCATTGAGTGCTGCTACTGTCTTTCCCATTCGCCTGTGTGCCACTACCACTACAAAACGATTGTTCTCCATCGCCTCATGGATTTGTAACTGGGGTTCTCTTGGCTTGTAAGGGATGACTACTCTTTTTACTTCGTCATCTGCGTACTCTACTTCTCCCAAGCGACCACCATCTTAAATATCTCGCCATCAGAGCCAGTAATATTGTTCTCGATTGGCAGTAGTCTGCCATATATCTTATAAAACTCACCTTGGTTCTTGGAGTCTGACTTAGCCCAATTGACCATGCCTTCTACTCCACCTAAGTCCTCGAAAGCACGAATAATGTTTTCTTTTGCCACTCTAGGGATCTTATTTGTAGCTCCCTTTGGTCTACCAGCACCTGCTCGTAGTCCACCATGAGATGATTTTTCTGTCTCTAAATTATCAAGTTCTGTAGCGTTTTCCATTCCATTCCCTAGGGGTTGATGGTTGATGATGTTGTTATTCTACAACAGATTTACCATTTCACTTTGTCTGCAACAGCCTTACAAAGATTTATAAAATAATCTTGGTCAAACTGTTGTTTCATAAAATTTATGTCTTTATGAACTAATTGGACATTTTCCAATAAATAACCTTCTGAGCTATCAATTCTATCAATTGATGCTGTTGCTGTTAATCCTTTTTCTGACCACCCAATTGGCAAACCAGACAAAGCACAAACACCATCTTGTTTTGTATATAGATTCCAAATATCTTCAATGGTTAAATCCCATTGATAACCTCTTGAAATTCCACTTTTCATTTTTATGCTAAACCATGTAAAAGGAATTGTGTTATATCTACCTTTAAAATTATTATCATGGTTACTACAAGACTTGCATTTCCAATTGCCTCGGATTGCACTTGTTAGATGATCTTTTCTGCCATAACTTTGTTCAGCGCCACAATCAGGGCAATTTTTTGTGTAAGTCTTTGATTTTACTACCATTTCACCTTGTCCGACCAATATGCAGCACTCATCTTGCCCTTGGCTATGTTCTTAGCGTGTCTTGCCTTAAATGACTTTCTTCTTGCCTTGTCTGCTTGCGACTCACCTTCTCTTGGTGGGCTACCTGTCATTCCTTGCTGACCGAATCGTATTGTCTTTACCTTATCGCCTTCTTTTGCGACTACGACATGGCTTTTAGTAGGGTGATTTGGTGTTCTTTTAGGTTTATTAAATCCTGCTACACCGATTCTTTCCAATACTCCGGCAGCCTCTCGGATTTTCACTTCTTGACTCGCATTGACTTACCAGCTTCTGACATAGCGATAGCGATGGCTTGCTTGGGGTTGCTTACCTTTTTACCAGAGCTAGACTTTAGTTTTCCTTCTTTGTACTCGCCCATTACTTTGCCAATCTTTTTCTGAGCCTTAGACATTTTCATATAAATCCTCTAGGTTATATTTACACCACAATAAAGGTGCTTGCTCTCCATCTGCCATGCCTCTTGCGATATGTTGTTGTATAGAAACAACAGTAGCACCTAGTGTGCTAAGTCCATCCACCATATCAGGGTAAACCCTATGCTTAAATCGTTCTGCGTTTGCCTTGCTCGCCTCGGACTCTCCGTTGGCATCGTAGCCATTAGAATCGTGATCTAAGGCGATAAAAGTACCATCCTTGTACCCTAGGGGTATCCCGACTGATTCTAGCCTCTTAGCTAGATCTGTGTCCTCGTAACCCCATCCCCAATAAGTATTGGAGTATCCGTTACAGGCTTCAAAATGCCACTTCCGCATGACTGCAACTGCTGCTAATCCGTAGCGTTGCGCGATTACTGCTCTGTCTGTGCCATGTCCTACTGGTCGTTTATCCATGCCATACCAGACTATTCTGCTTGGTAGGTTAGGTTCGGTGTAGTCTGCCCACATCGGCATATAGTCTACATCGTGAAAACACACATAATCGATTATGCCTGCACAAGCTGCGTAAGCATGATTGACTATTGCGCCTCGGTTAAAAGGTAGATCGTCTGCTTGTTCGGCTAGAACAAACAAGGGTTCTATGTCGGTATTTCTACGAAAGAATGAGACT